TATTTCTCCAAACAAAGAATTGTAACCTGCAAAGATAACATCAGAAGCATCAAAATTTAAACCTAAGTCACCATCATCAATAGTAGTAAAAACAAAGTCCTCTACTGAGCAAGGTATTTTTTTTACTGTACCATCAAATAAATAAAAACCACCTGCTTGACCCATCCAATACACAACACCATTTACAGCAACTACTCCGTGTTGTGATATTAAACCACAGTTAGCACCAACTTGCTCTATACCAAAAGTAAAAGGTGGTCCTATAAATCTCATAGTGTAAGCAGCAGTGTTGGTAAGAATTAAATTATATGATCCAGCGTTTACACCACCTACTATTTTTGTGCCATTGTCTATTCTAAAAGTACCTGCTGTGTTGGTTGAAGTTGGCACATAATCAGTTAAACTTTCTTGATCTGAAAATCTTATAAACATTTTATCTTGTGTGCCACTTGCTATGGTAGGCTCTGTTCCTAAATGAATTAAATGTCTATCTCTATCAGATACCAAAGTCATTACACTTTTTTCTGGTGCTCCAGAAATCACTGTAGCTCTTGTTGTAAGTGGAGATGCAACACCTGGGTTCCATTGAAATGATTTATTGTTTCTTACAGTGCCTATAAGTATTTCACCAAAATTATCTAAAGACCAATTACCAGGTTCT